CTTATTATCAATAGGTGTCCAAAGGTAGATTTTCTTTGCAACAAAGCAAATTTACCAGGTCTGACATTGGGTAGTTCAACGCAATCAACATATCTAAAAGACATTCCTGTTCCAGGAGACAAACTTAGATATGAAGATCTGTCAGTCAATTTTATTGTAGATGAGGAATTGGAAAATTACCATCAAATCTACCAGTGGATGACATCATTAGGATATCCACAATCAATTGCGCAATACTCTGAATTACAAACAAAAAACAGATTTTATCCAAATACAGATGCAAATGATCCGTACAGCGAAAGGTCTGATGCTACATTATTAATTTTGAATAGCAATTATCAAACTGCTGGAAAGGTAGTCTTTAAAGATATATTTCCAATATTTCTTTCAGGAATTCCTTTCGATGCAACGTTGCAAGAGCAGCAATACTACACGGCAACTTGCACATTCCGTTATACTATTTTTGATTTGATTGACATTGATGGAAAAAAAGTTTAGTGTTTCTCTGGAAGTAATCCAGGAAATGTGGCAAAAAGATAGTGTGGTAAATCAAGACGAACTTGATACTGAAAGTCTAAAGATACCTCAATTACACGCTAAATATTACCAACTATATAATACTATACTGTTGCTTCGCAAACAAGCAGAGCATCAACATAGTAGTATTCTTTTAGAACGTAGAAAATTTTACATGGGGAAAGCGGAAACGCAAGTTTATATTGACGAACCCTTTCCATATAAAGTCAGAGACAAAGAAGATTTAAAACTTTATCTTGAAGCAGACGAAAAAATTAGCAAGATAAGATTAAAAATCGATTATTACGACACAATGCTGAAGTATCTTGAAGAAATCTTAAAACAAATTTCTAACAGAACTTACCAAATCAAAAATGCAATTGATTTCAGAAGGTTCACTGCCGGGTATGGCTGATTTAATTATAAGTAAAAAGAATGAAGTTTGGTTGAAGATTGAATGTGATCCTCATATCAAGTATGAGTTGCAGGATCAATTTACATTCGATGTTCCTAATGCAAAATTTATGCCTCAGTATCGCAACAAATACTGGGATGGAAAAATTAGATTGTTTAATATTGAAAAGTCTGAAATTTATGCAGGACTGATTGATAAATTGCAAGTTTTTTGTGAAAGATATAATTATACCTTTGAATTTGAAAATAATAAATTTTATGGACTACCATACGAGGAAAACGATATGGTGTCCGAAGAGGGTGTTAAAGATTATGTTACAAGCGTCTCTAAGCACCCTCCACGGGATTATCAACTAGAGGGCATTTACGATGCCTTAAGACGTAACAGACGCCTTCTGATCAGTCCTACGGGGTCTGGTAAATCTTTGATGATCTATGCTGTCTGTAGATATCATGCAGAAGCAGGACGAAGAATTTTAATTATTGTTCCTACTACATCACTTGTAGAACAGATGTACAAGGACTTTGAGGACTATGGATGGAATGCAGAAGAAAACTGCCACAAAATCTATTCTGGTAAAGAAAAAATAACAGATAAAAATGTTGTTATTACAACTTGGCAATCAATTTATAAATTAGATCGTAAATGGTTTACACCTTACCAAGTGGTTATTGGTGATGAAGCACATCAATTTAAGTCTAAGTCATTGGTTAGTATTATGACAAAACTTGATGCTGCAAAATATCGTTATGGATTTACAGGAACACTAGACGGTACACAAACTCATAAGTGGGTACTTGAAGGATTGTTTGGTCCATCTTACAAAATTATTAATACAAAAGAATTACAAGATGCTGGATACTTAGCTAAACTAGGTATCAAAGTTCTTCTCCTAAAACACGATCCACAAAAGTTTGAAACTTATGAAGACGAAATTCAGTATTTGATTGGGCATGAAAAAAGAAATAAATTTATAAAAAATCTTGCTCATGATTTAAAAGGAAACACTTTAGTACTTTTTAGTCGGGTTTCTACACATGGGCAGGTTCTTTATGACCTCATAAATACTAGTGATAGAAGAGTATTCTTTGTTCATGGTGGCGTGGACGTTGAAGAACGAGAAGAAGTTAGAAAAATTACTGAAAAAGAAAATAACGCAATCATCATTGCTTCTTTTGGAACATTCTCAACTGGCATCAACATCAAGAACTTACATAATGTTATTTTTTCATCTCCAAGTAAATCCAGAATTAGAACACTACAATCAATTGGTAGAGTACTAAGAAAAAGTGAAAACAAACTCAAAGCAACATTATATGATATAGCAGATGATTGTAAAAAAGGATCAAAATCAAACTATACACTCAACCATCTCATCGAACGTATAAGATACTATAACGAGGAGAAATTTAATTATGAAATCATTCAAATCAAAATCTGATGATTTATACGATGAGTTTTACGCTTCAGTAAAACTTATTAGTGGTGAAGAAGTTCTTTGTATATTAGTTATTGATAAAACAAATTCCGAACATGTAATATTAGATAATCCTATTATATGTTTAGATATTCGTTCCAGAGGAACAAATATAATTTCTGGGTATAAATTTGAACCATGGATAAAGTTTTCTGATGATCAAACTTTTATTCTAGAAACTTCAAAAATTATGGCAGTTAGTAAAATCAAAGATGAAGATATTATTGAAATGTACAAACATGTTCTCAATGTAGGTTTTAAACAGTCTCATCCAGACATCAGTAAGGAAATGGGATATGTTTCTTCCGTAGATAATGCTAGAGTTCTTTTAGAGAAACTTTATAACATTAAAAGTAGCTAAGCTATATTGATTTCAACCCTAACAGAGTTATTATACATGCATTTGAATATCTTGTCAAGATATGCTATAATCAATTATTGATTTGTAATGATAATGACACAAAAAAAATCAGAACACTACGTAAATAACAAGGAATTCTTAATTGCAATTGTTGCTTACAAACAAGATATTAAAGATGCTGAATATCTCGGAAAACCAAAACCAAGAATTACCAATTATCTTGGAGAATGTTTCCTGAAGATTGCAACACACTTATCATATAAACCAAACTTTGTGAACTATATTTTCAAAGACGATATGATTTGTGATGGTATTGAAAATTGTGTTCAGTACATCAATAACTTCAATCCAGAAAAGTCCAGCAATCCTTTTGCATACTTTACTCAGATCATTTACTTTGCTTTCCTCCGTCGTATCCAAAAAGAAAAAAAACAATTAGAGATCAAACAAAAAATTATTGAACAATGTGGATTTGACGAAGTTTTTGTTGCAGATCAAAATGGTAAGTCATCTGAGTATAATTCTATCAAAGATGCAGTACAGTATCGCTTTAACCGATGAAAGTAGCTATCATTACAGATCAACACTTTGGGTTCAAAAAAGGATCCAAACTATATCATGATTTTTTTCTCAAGTTCTATGATGAAGTTTTTTTTCCAGAACTACAGAAACGTGATATTACAACTGTTATCGACATGGGTGATACTTTTGACAGTCGTAAGACTATTGATTTTTGGTCTTTGGATTGGGTAAAGAAAAATTACTTTGATCGTCTTCGAGATATGGGAATTGAACTTATTTCGATTGTTGGAAACCATACTGCATTTTATAAAAATACTAACGAAATCAATACTATCAATCTTCTTTTACGAGAGTACAATAATATTAACATTATTGTTAATGCAAAAGAATTGACTGTTGGTGGTTTAAATATACTATTTGTTCCTTGGGTAAACACTGATAATACTGAGTTTACTTACAATATTATTAATGATACTAAGGCAAAAATTGTCATGGGACATTTAGAACTTAATGGGTTCTATGCACATTACGGATATACTATGGAAGATGGTGCAGATATTCTTCCTTATGAAAAGTTTGATCGAGTATTCTCTGGACACTATCATACTAGATCTAATAATGGTAGAATTTTTTACCTAGGCAATCCTTACCAAATGTTTTGGAATGATGTTAATGATGCTAGGGGTTTTCATATCTTTGACACTGAAACTTATGAGTTAGAAGCAGTTGATAATCCATTCTCACTTTATGAGATTATCTACTATAATGATACTCCTAGACAAATGTTTAAGTTTAAGAATTATACAAATAAGATTGTCAAAGTTATTGTCAAACAAAAGAGTAATGAAAAAGAGTATGATCGGTTCTTAGATGCTCTGATGAAAGTCAATCCATATGATGTAAAGATTGTAGAAAAAATTGATAATATTTCTTTTGATGATGAAATTGTCAATCAAACAGAAGATACAATGACACTTCTTGATAAGTATGTTGATGATTTGGAGACAAATCTAAATAAATCTAAGATTAAAAATCTAATTAAAAATATCTATCAGGAAGCGTGTGAGGTTATGTAGTGTATATCATTACAATCAAAAAAAAAGAAGATGAAGGAGCATATTCAGTAAAAGATGAATTTGGAGAAAGGGTTGTATTTTTGTTTGAAGAAAAAGATGATGCTATAAGATATGCTATACTAATGGAAGAAGATGGATGTCCAGAAATGAATGTCATCAAAGTCAATGATAATGTTGCAATTGGAGCATGTGAAAACGCAGGAATAAGATATACTATAATTACTGAAGATGACATTGTAATTCCACCACGAGATAATGATTGAGTTTAAAGAAATTTGTTATAAGAATTTTCTTTCATCAGGAAATCAGTTTACAACAATCAAACTAAACCAAAATACCAACACTTTGATTGTTGGACAGAATGGTGCTGGTAAGTCAACTATTCTTGATGCTTTGTGTTTTTCGTTGTTTAATAAACCATTCAGGAAGATCAACAAAAATCAAATTATCAACTCATCCAATGAAAAAGATTGTGTAGTTGAGATTAATTTTAATGTAAACAATAACGAATATAAAGTTGTTCGTGGCATCAAACCTGGTATTTTTGAAATTTACCAGAATGGTAAAAAGATGAATGAAGATGCTTCTGCACAGGATCAGCAGAAGATGCTTGAGAATAATATCCTCAAGTTAAACTACAAGTCATTTACTCAGATCGTTATTCTTGGTAGTGCCTCGTTTGTCCCATTTATGCAACTTCCTGCAGCACATAGACGAGAAGTAATTGAGGACCTTCTTGATATCAAAGTCTTTTCTTCAATGTCTGAGATCTTGAAGAACAAGATTAAGGAATCTAAAGAAACTGTCAAGACATTGGAGTTGAAAAAAGAAGGGATTGCTGATAAAATTATTATGCAGCAAAACTTTATCAAACAAATTGAAGAGACTGGGCAGAATGATATCAAAAATAAACAAACCCAAATTACTGAGTGTGAAAGTGAAGTTTCCAAGTACAATGAAAGTGTCTTCAGTCTTTTACATGAAGTTGAAAACAAGCAACAAGAAATAGAAAAGTACTCAGATGCTTCAGATACTCTTCGTAAACTTGGAACTTTCCGAGGTAAGATTGGAAATAAGAAACAAAACTCCAGTGATGATTTGGAGTTTTTTAAAGAACATTCGGTTTGCCCAACATGTACACAAACAATTGAAGAAACGTTTCGTGTAAATAAAACAGAAGAGCTCCAGCAAGTCCTAAGTTCTTATGAAAGTAATCTTCAAGAAATTGAAGACACAATCAAAAAAGAAGAAGAACGTGAAAAAGCATTTTTCGGACTTCAAATGGAGATTACAAAACTACAAAATGAAATTTCTCAGATCAACATTCGTATTGCTAACTCAACCAAATCAAAATCAATTCTTGAGAAAGAAATTCAAACTATTACCACAAGACTTGAAAATAGAAATACTGAGCACGAAAAACTAAGCGAATACAAATCCAATTTAAAACAACTACTGGTAGACCTTGAACATCTCAAAGATGATTATGGATACTATATTCAAGCAAATGTTCTACTAAAAGATGATGGTGTAAAGAGTAGTATTATTAAAAAGTATTTGCCACTAATCAATCAGCAAGTCAATAAGTATTTGCAGATGATGGACTTCTTTATCAACTTTACGTTAGATGAAGAATTCAACGAAAAAATTAAAACTCCAATTCACGAAAATTTTTCTTATCCTTCTTTTTCTGAAGGTGAAAAGATGAGAATTGATTTATCATTATTGTTTACTTGGCGAGAAATTGCAAGATTGAAGAACAGTATTTCCACAAATCTTTTGATCATGGACGAAGTATTTGATAGTTCTCTAGATGGTTTGGGAACAGATGAATTCTTCAAAATTATTCGACATGTGGTTAGCAATGCTAATATCTTTATCATTTCTCATAAAAATGAATTGCACGAAAAGTTTGAAAATGTGCTAGAATTCCATAAGGTCAAGGGTTTCAGTCAATTGAAACCTTGACAACTTTTTAGATTTGTAATATAGTATTGTTGTAAAACTTTATGATACTCAAATGACAATCACAACCAACGAACGTGGCGAACAAAATGTGTTTGCCCAAGAACCTAAAATGTACATTACGGAGAAAGACATGCAACAAAATGAAGTTGAAACTTATGCTGAACGTGCCGAAAAATTAAATGGTCGTCTAGCCATGCTAGGTTTTATTGCTGCTGTTGGTGCTTATGCATTGACTGGGCAAATTATTCCTGGAGTTTGGTAATAATTTTAAACAAATTTCATATGGGGGATTTTCAATCCCTTTTTTTTGTGGTATAATGTAAATTGAACTTTATTATGATGGAGATGACAGAAAACGGTTTTTGGAAATATGATGAAGATAAAACTTTAAATGAAGTAAAAGAATATCTTGCTAGTACATATAATTCACATTACACTTCGGAGCAATCAAAAACCCAAACTCTAGATTTAATTGAAAGTATTGGAGACGCTGAACCATTTACTCGATCCAACGCAATCAAGTATCTTTCACGTTTTGGAAAGAAGAATGGCAAGTCTAAAATGGATATACTGAAAGCAATTCATTATTGTATTCTTCTGTATCACTTTTCAGGTCTTCATAACGAACCCACTCAACCTTATAATGAACGATGAAATTTTCCGATAAGACAATCAAAATTCTTCAAAACTTCACTTCAATCAATCAGTCTCTATCCTTCAAAGAAGGTAAAAAACTTCGGACTATTTCTCCGATGCAGAATGTATTTGCGGAAGCTGAGATTGAAGAATATATTCCAAAAAACTTTGCGATCTATGATCTTCCTCAGTTTTTAAACACAATTGGTATTTACAAAGATCCTGATATTGATGTGTCTAGCGAAGAAAGTTATGCTTCCCTTAAAGAAGGTAAAGCAAATCGTTCTAAGTATTTTTTCTCAGATCCTAGTGTAATTATTGCACCACCAGACCGTGAGATGAAACTTCCTTCTGAAGATGTTTGTTTTATTCTTCAGGAAGAGCAACTTCAAAAGATTTTGAAATCTTCTTCCATTCTAGGACTTCCTGATCTTGCTGCTGTTGGTGAAGCAGGAGTTATTAAAGTTGTTGTCAGTGATCGTAAAAACGATACCTCTAATGAGTATTCAATTGTTGTTGGAGAAACTGACGCTGAGTTTTCATTTAATTTCAAGATTGAAAATATTAAATTAATTCCTGGTAGTTACGAAGTTGTAATCTCAAAGAGCAAACTTGCTAGGTTCTACAGCGAGCGTTATAATCTTACTTACTTTATCGCACTTGAACCTGATAGTGTTTATGGATCGTAATGACTTTCTTTGGGTAGAAAAATATCGACCCAAAAAAATTGATGATTGTATTCTTCCTGATGCAATCAAATCTACTCTAAAGGACTTTGTTACTAAAGGAGAAATTCCAAATCTTCTTCTTGCAGGTCCTCCTGGTATTGGTAAAACGACTGTTGCTAAGGCATTGTGCTATGAACTAAAAACAGACTGTTATGTAATCAATGGATCAGATGAAGGACGATTTTTGGACACGGTTAGAAATCAAGCAAAGAACTTTGCTTCGACCGTATCGCTTTCGTCAATGGACGCAAAGCACAAAGTCATCATTATTGATGAAGCTGACAACACAACCCACGACGTACAACTCCTCTTACGGGCAAATATTGAGGCATTTTATAACAACTGTCGCTTTATCTTTACCTGCAATTACAAAAACAAAATCATTGAACCCCTGCACTCAAGATGTGCAGGGATTGATTTTACCATCAATGGGAAAGAAAAACCTGCAATCGCAGCACAGTTCTTCAAGCGTCTCGGGACTATTCTTGAGACAGAAGGTGTCAAACATGATCCAAAAGTTCTTGTTGAAATAATCAATCAACACTTTCCAGATTGGCGTCGTATTCTAAATGAATGTCAACGATATTCTGCTGGTGGATCTATCGACACTGGCATTCTTAGTTTATTGTCTAATGTTAATACAAAAGAACTTGTTGGATATCTTTCTAAAAAAGAATTTGCCAATGTTCGTAAGTGGATTGTACAAAACTTAGATAACGATCCTAATACAATTCTTCGTAACATTTACGATTGTATTTTTGATACACTAAAATCAAATTCTATTCCTGAAGCAGTTTTAATTATTGCTAAGTATCAATATCAAACTGCATTTGTTGCTGATCAAGAAATTAATTTACTGGCAGCACTAACTGAAATTATGTGTAATTGTGAATTCAAATGACTATTGAACCTGGATATATTATTCGTCCTTTTGGACCAGTAATTTATAAGAACAAAGTATCAGAACAATTGCGGCAAGTTATTATTGATGCTGCAGAAAATTCAAATATTGAAAATAATCATCTTCTTGCAGGCAACATTGATCGAGAAGTTGCTTTTCATACTGAAGTTGATACTGTCAACGAACTTCAAGAGCATCTTGGAGATTGCCTTATTCAAATGGGTAAAGTTGGATTATATAAACCACCAGAAGATCATAAATTAGATGGTATTGAACTTGATCGCCCCTGGGTCAATGTTCAACGTAAAGGCGAATGGAATCCACCTCACATTCATGCAGGAGATTTTTCTTGCATAGTTTATGCACAAGTTCCACAGGAACTAAAAGATGAATGGAAACATCCTACACAACGAGGAAGAAATCCTACTGCTGGTATGGTAGAATGGCAATATGGTCAATGGGCTCCTCATAATATGCATACTTTTGGTCCTGTTGCACCAGAAGAGGGTGATATCTATTTGTTTCCAGCATGGTTGATCCACTATGTGTATCCCTTTAATGCTGATGTAGAAAGAATTAGTTTTTCTACAAACTTCTTTTTACATTACGGACAAAAAGAAACTAATTCTTGATTATGGCAAATCTGAAAACACCTCTTCGTTATCCTGGAGGGAAGTCAAGAGCAACAAATAAAATAAATCAGTTCTTTCCAGATTTTTCTAAGTACCAAGAGTATCGTGAACCGTTTCTTGGAGGAGGATCTGTTGCACTTTATGTTACTCAACAGTATCCTAATCTTAATATTTGGGTCAATGATCTTTATGAACCACTGGTAAATTTTTGGCAAACTCTTCAAGATGAAGGAGAAGATTTATCAAAAGAACTTTTGAGTTTAAAAAAATCTTATTTTAATCCAGATAAGGCAAAAGTTTTATTTTTAGAAGCAAAAGAATGTCTTGCTCACAAGAAGTCAAAGGACTTTGATAGGGCAGTATCTTTTTATATTTTGAATAAGTGTTCTTTTAGTGGACTAACTGAAGCATCAAGTTTTTCTGCTCAGGCATCAGTCAGTAATTTTTCAGAAAGAGGGATTGAAAAATTACCAGAGTATTCTAAAATAATTGAAAAGTGGTGGATAACTAATTACTCTTATGATTGTTTGATTGATGGAAACAGAGGTTCTTTTGTGTATCTTGATCCTCCTTATGACATTAAGGATAATCTCTATGGCAATAGAGGAGCAATGCATAAAGGATTTGATCACGATAAGTTTGCTGTTGCTTGTGATATTATTAATATGGATATGATGATTAGTTATAATTCATCACAATTGGTCAAAGATAGATTTTTTAAATGGTCTGTAGTTGAATTTGATCATACATATACTATGAGATCAACTGGAGATTACCTAATGAACCAGAAAGATCGAAAAGAACTTATTCTTCTAAATTACTTTGATGGGCAAGCATTATCTACTTAA